CCTAACAATCGCATCTTGTGGCATGTTAATTCATACACTACTGATAACAGTTGGCCTGACTATAAAGTACAAAACACAGTCTGGGATGTTGAAACTTCGGACTGGGTTACAGAAGATTCTGACAAAATGTTTTACGAGATAGAGGAAACAAAAGATTAATATGGAGATTGTTACTATGGATTACAGATTCACAGCAATATTAATTATATTAATGTGCCTATTGGCATTATTTGGAGGACCAGTAATAAGATGAAAAAATGTAAACAATGTGAAAAAGAATTTGAACCAAAAAATGAATTAGATTTATTCTGTGGTCAAGATTGTAAAGAAGAAGCATTAGCTGAATTAGATTCTGATTCTGATGAGTGTTTATCATGTCAATAAATATTAACGAAAATACAAACGTTGGATTACCATTAAGAAATTTAATAGGTTTAGTTGCAGCTGTTGCTGTAGGTGCCTGGTTTGCATTCGGTGTTATTGAAAGACTCAATAATTTAGAAACTAAAAATCAACTCTTTGAACAAGATTTATTAGAGGCTTCATCACAAAAACCAATCGATCAAGAACAGTTTATGTTATTAGAACATATTGCTGAGCAAGTAGAAAAATTAGAAGAAAACCAAGAACAAAATATGACTAATAAGGTTAATATTGAACGATTACAACAAGACGTAGAAAGGCTACGAATAGACGTAGAGAAATTGAAAGATAGTGTTAGAGCTAATATTGGTAAACTTAATGGGACTCATTAATGGTACAAACAGTTATTGCACTTTGTTTATTTATAGGTGGTCAATTAATTGAACATCGTATTCAACCCGATATCTCTACATGTTTAAAGATGAAACGTGAAGCGACAAGGAACATGGAAATGAACAATAAACGTTTTATGTGTGGGGAGGTAGATGCTATAGTTGAAAAAAATATAGATGGTAGTATAAGTATAGACAAGATTATAAAACCAAAATAATGAATTTATCTCGAAACTTCACTCTTCAAGAGTTAATCAAATCGGACACTGCAGTTCGTTTAAATATTGATAACAATCCAAATGCAAATCAAATAGAAAAGTTAAAAGGACTTTGTGAAAATATACTTCAACCCGTACGTGACCATTTCGGGCCTGTAATCGTGACCTCGGGATTTAGGTCACCTAATCTTTGTGTAAAAATAGGTAGTTCAGTTAATTCACAGCATGCCAAAGCTGAAGCCGTTGATTTTGAGTGTCCAGGAAAAGACAATGCAGAAGTTTGTGATTGGGTTTATAAAAACTTAGATTATGACCAAATGATTTTAGAATACTATGTTCCAGGAGAGCCTAATAGTGGATGGTGCCACGTATCTTATGTACCAGAAAAAGGTAGAAAACAATTTTTACTTGCATACAGAGATGAAAATGGTAAAACAAAATATAAACCAGTAATAGGGAAAGCGATAGATTTATAATGGCAATTGGAAGAGGACAAATATCAAAACAAGTCGAAGGCAAACTAAGAGGTGCCAGAGACGAGAAGCAAAAGAAACAAAGAGTTATCAAAGCTATCAAACGTAAGAAAAACCCACTAGCCAAGACGTTTACTGTATAAGCAAATAATGGTACAATAAATTACATTGTACAATTAACAAGGCTTAGACACTATGACTAAACTATGTGCTAGAGGCAAAGCGGCCGCTAAAAGAAAATTCAAAGTATACCCAAGTGCGTATGCTAATGCATATGCTTCTAAAATTTGTGCAGGTAAAATTAAAGACCCATCTGGTACTAAAAGAAAAGATTGGGGACCAAAGAAAGCTAAGACAGGAGAATTTATGGCAAAAATTGATAGACAAAAAAGCACAAAAAAAGGTGTAAGACCAGTAGCGTCAAATCCACCAAAAGGGAAAATTGAAGAACAAAGAAAACGTAACATGTTAATTGCAGCTAAGAAAAAAGCTGACAAAAAAGAAATGCCTAAAGCTAGAGATGCAGCAATGATGGACAAGAACATTGTTTATGTAGGAGATCCCTTTATCGTTGATGGTAAAAAATTTGACCCTGCAAAAAAATTCCCAGAAACTTATATGAGACCAGAGGGTGCTAAGAATTATAACCAAGGTGGCATGGCCCGAGGAACTGGAGCCGCGATTAGAGGTAAAGGATTCAAAGGCGTATTCTAATGGGATCAAAAGTAAAAAAATTTAGTGGAGGTGTAAACACTAAAGATTTATATAATATTGGTTTCAGTTTCAAAGAAGATAATAAAAAACAACAAAATAGAAATGGTATCACTATTACTGGTAGTGATATTAAAGATTTAATTGATAATCCTGGTGGAGGAAAACCAAGATTAACTATTACTAAATCAAAAAGCACACTAGATGATAAAGCAAATCTTGTGCCTGATGAGACTAAGGGACAGACTCAATTTGAAGTAGGAAAAGATTTTTTGGGTGTTAAATGGAAGAAAAAATTTAAATCAGGTGGTCTTACTAAATGGTTTAATGAAAAATGGGTAGATATATCTGCACCTAAAAAAGGAGGAGGATATAAAGAATGTGGAAGAAAATCTGCAAGTGGATCAAAAAGAAAGTACCCCAAATGCGTGCCTGCTGCAAAAGCAAGCCGAATGACCGAATCAGAAAAGCGTTCTGCTGTTGCGAGGAAAAGAGCAGCCGGTAACGTTGGTCCTAAACCCACTAACGTCAAGACGTTTACTAAGCGATACTACGGTGGTATGATAGACGTATAAAATTTAAGGAGAGTTATGAAGAATTTAAAACCAGTCCCAGCGGACAAAAAGAAATCACTAGGTAAACTACCTACAGATGTAAGAAATAAAATGGGTTATGCTCAAAAAGGCAAAATGATGTCTAATAGAGATAAGAGACAAGAAGAAATTACAAAAAAACAAAACCCAAAATCAGAATATAAAAAAGATAAATTTGGTAAAACTAAATTATCTTACACTGAAGCTAAAAAAGGCAAAATGATTACAGGTAAAAAAGAAGAAGATGATGTTTCTAAATATGTAAAATCCATTAAACTTCCAGATGCAAAAGATGTAAGAGACGTAGTTAATAAAAAAGCTAAAGGTGGCGAAATGAAAAAACCAATGAAAGCTGTTCTTGGTGCTGCTGTATTAGGAGCTATTGGAGCAAAAGCTATTGGTAAAGCGATGAAGAAAAAAGCATCTGCTTCTCCAGGTATGAATTTATTATCCAAAGAAAGTGGTATGAAACTTCCTATGAAAGATTTATATCAAAAAGCAACTGAACAACAGATGGCTAAAAAATCTATGGGTGGTGAAATGAAACAAGGTTATGGCGCAGCTAGAACTTCTGGTATGGGTCTACAAGATGAAGATTTAATCCCTGGTAAATCTATGGATTACTATAAAGATTTAATGTAATGAACTATGGCAACATCAGGAACCACAGCATTCGATTTACAGATCGATGATATTATTGAGGAAGCATATGAACGATGTGGTATGCGAACCAATAGTGGTAATGATATAAGAAGTGCCAGACGTAGTTTAAATCTTTTATTTGCTGAATGGGGAAACAGAGGTATTCACCTTTGGAAAGTTCAACTAAATGAACAAGCCTTAACTGCAGGAACTGCAACTTATAATACTCCAACAGATGTTAATGATGTATTAGAAGCATATATTTCTACAACTGCAGCTGCAGGAGATAATTCATCTACTAACGATATTTCACTTACAAAAATTGATAGATCAGCATATGCTGCTTTACCAAACAAATTAGCAACTGGACAACCTTCACAATATTATGTGAACAGACAAACAGTACCAACAATTAGTTTATATCTAGCGCCAGATGCAACAACATATACAACTTTAAAATATTATACAATTAATAGAATAGAAGATGCAGGTGCATTTACCAATACTGCAGATATTGCTTATAGATTTTTACCATGTATGTGTGCAGGATTAGCATATTATTTATCTCAAAAGAAAGCACCAGATCGAATACAAGTTTTAAAACAATTATATGAGGATGAATTATTAAGAGCATTGAATGAAGATGGTTCTAGAACTTCTGTTTATATATCACCTCAAACTTACTTTGGAGATGGTGTGTAATGTCATATGCAAGAGGTAAAAAATCACAAGCTATATCTGACAGATCTGGACAAGCATTTCCATATACAGAAATGGTCAAAGAATGGAATGGTTCTATAGTTCATATATCTGAGTATGAACCAAAGCATCCACAACTGGATCCACCATACCATAAAGCAGATGCAATAGCTTTAAAAAATCCAAGATCACAAAGATTTCAACAACCTACTTTGATAGCAGGTTTATTTGCAGATTCTGGTGGAGCATCAGTTGGTGTTGCAGATTTAACATTACCGGGAGATTTTGCATTTAGTAATCAAGGGACTTCAGAAATGATTCCTGCAGATCCATCACTACAAAATAGAAGAAGACAACTTTCTATACAACTTAGATCCGTAACCGTGGAGATATCATAATGGCTATTTCTCATGCAGCTTTTTTAACACAAGTAAGGGACTATACTGAAGTCAGTATTTCAGTTTTAACAGATACAATTATTCAAGATTTTATTAGATCAGTTGAACTCGATGTTGCAGGTAAAGTTGATTATGATGATTTAAGAAAATATTCTACATCAACATTCACAGCTGGTAATCGATATGTTGTACTACCTGCTGATTTAACTATTATGAGATCCGTTCAAGCAATTAATGGAAGTGATAGAAGTTTTTTAGAAAAAAGAGATACAAGTTTTATATCTGAATATAATAATGGAGGAGCAACTGGTTTACCTAAATATTGGGCAAATTGGGATGAAAATAATATTCTTGTAGCTCCTACACCAGATTCTGCATACACTGTACAAATTAACTATATTACAGATCCACCAGAATTTACATCAACTAACAATACATTCCTTTCAACATACCAAGAATCAATGTTATTGCACGGTGTATTAACTGAGGCTTTTTCTTACCTAAAAGGACCCATGGATATGTACAACTTATATAAAAGTAAGTATAATGAAGAGATACAGAATTTTGCTCTTCAACAAATGGGAAGAAGAAGACGTGCAGAATTTGATGATGGTGTTCCTAGAGTTAAAGTAGATTCACCGTCACCATAAAATTAATAAAGGAGAATAATTATGGCAATAACAACTAATGCAATTTGTAATTCATTTAAAAAACAATTACTACAAGGAAAACACGATTTTGATGCTGCATCTGATACTTATAAATTAGCTTTGTACACTAGTGCAGCTACTTTAGGTGCATCAACTACTAACTATGCTACAACAAATGAAGTAGGTGATACTGGTGCATACAGTGCAGGTGGAGGCGCTTTGGTTAACCAAGGTGTTAAAGTTTCATCAGCAGTAGCTATTACTGACTTTGCTGATTTATCATTCACAGGTGTTACATTAACAGCTAGAGGAGCTTTAATTTATAATACAACAACTGATGGTGGTACAGGTACTACTGATGCAGTAGCTGTATTAGATTTTGGCGGAGATAAAACTGCAACAGCTGGAACATTTACAATTCAGTTTCCTGCATTTACAACTTCTGCTGCAATTTTAAGACTAGCTTAAACAAAAAGGAGTTTAAATGGCCCTTGTTGTAAACGACAGAGTCAAAGAAGAATCAACAACTACAGGGACAGGGACCCTAACTTTAACAGGAGCTGTCGCTGGTTTTGAAACATTCTCAAGTGCTATTGGTAACACTAATACAACTTATTATGCAATTCAAAACCAGGACGTTCCTACTGAATTTGAAGTAGGTCTTGGTACTGTTGGTGCTGGAACTTTAGCTAGAACTACAATTATATCATCATCTAATAGTGATGCTGCAGTAAACTTTTCTGCAGGAACTAAAGATGTATTTTGTACTCTTCCTGCCTCTAAAGCGGTCATACTAGATTCAAGCGGAAACATTGTTGCAAACAATGGATCTAATTTAACAAATTTAAATGCAGATAATTTAGCTTCAGGCACAGTGCCTGATGCAAGGTTTCCTGCTACATTACCAGCAGCAAATGGTTCAGCACTTACAGATTTAAACGCAACTAATTTGGCAAGTGGTACAGTTCCAGATGCAAGATTCCCAGCAACACTTCCTGCAGTTAGTGGTGCTAATTTAACAAACTTAGACGCAGACGATTTAGCATCGGGTACAGTACCTGACGCAAGATTCCCAGCAACACTTCCAGCAGCAAATGGTTCAGCTTTAACAGCACTTAATGCAACTAACATTGCTTCAGGAACTTTATCATCAGATAGATTACCGACAGTACCAACAACAAAAGGTGGTACAGGTTTAACTGCAATTGGAACAGCCAATCAAGTTCTTGCCGTTAATGGAGCTGGAACAGCATTAGAATATCAAACTCCAACTACTGGAGATATTACAGGTGTCACAGCAGGTTCAGGTTTAACAGGTGGTGGATCATCAGGTGATGTTACACTAAACGTTGGCGCTGGAAACTTAATAGATGTTCAAGCAGATCAAATAGATGTTGATCTTTCAGAATTAACTACATCCACTTCAGATGCAGACGGAGATTTTTTTGCTGTAGTTGATTCAGCAAATGCTCAAAAGAAATTAACAAAAGCAAATATTAATATTTCAGGTTTTAATAACGATAGTGGATTTACTACAAACACAGGTACAGTTACTTCTGTATCAGGAGGTAATGGTCTTACAGGATCTGTTACAACTTCTGGTTCTTTAGATGTAGGAGCAGGAACTTTAATTGATGTAACTGCAGATGCAGTTAATGTAGATTTATCTGAACTTGCAACCTCTACATCAGATGCTGATGGTGATTTCTTTGCTGTAATTGATAGTGCTAACGCACAGAAAAAACTTACAAAAGCAAATATTAATATATCAGGATTTAATAATGACGCAGGTTATACAACTAACACTGGAGATATTACAGGAGTTACTGCAGGATCAGGTTTAACAGGTGGTGGAGCTTCAGGCTCTGTCACTTTAAACGTTGGTGCTGGAACTGGTATTGATGTTGCAGCAGATGCAATTTCTGTTGATGTATCAGATTTCATGACCAATGGATCAAATAATAGAATCGTAACTGCAACTGGTACTGATGGTATGAATGCAGAAGCAAATTTAACATTTGACGGTTCAGATTTAACAGTAACAGGAGATATTTTACCAGGAGCAACAGATCAATACGATCTAGGTGCATCAGGTAATGTTTGGAGAAACTTATACACTGGAGACTTACATTTATCTAACGAAGCAAAATCTGAAGGTAATGCAGTTGATGGTACAAAAGGCAATTGGACAATTCAAGAGGGTGCTGAAGATCTTTATCTATTTAATAACAAATCAGGTAAAAAATATAAGTTTAAAATAGAAGAGGTGTAATAAGTTATGGCTTTTGGAATTACAGCGTTTGCAGAAGCCGCATTTGCTGCAACTGGTGCACAAAGCATAACTATTGCGGTAACAGGTCAAAGTTTAACTGCTATTACTGGAAATGAAGATGCATTCGGTAATGCAAATGTCCCTGTAACAGGTATCTCTCTTTCTTCAAATGTTGGACAAGTAGATATTTTTGCAGGTGTTGAAGTTCCTGTAACAGGTATATCCTCTACTATAAATATTGGAACTGTTTCAATAATTGGAACAGCTAATATTGATGTCACAGGAAATAATTTAAACTCTGCAGTTGGAACCGCAACTTTAGATGCAAATACATTAATAGATCTCACTGGTCAGTCTTTATCTTCAGAGGTTGGTCAAGTTGATCCTTCTCCAGATGCTATGGTAACTGGAGTGGGTATGACTGCAACTGTTGGTGTGGGAACTGTTGTTGTTGGAACTGCAAATATTGATGTCACAGGTATTTCAATAACAGCAGGAATAGGAAGTTTAACTGTAACAGCAGATGCTAATACTGATGTAACAGGAATAGAACTAACTTCAGCAATGGGAGAAGAAGTACCTATTGCAAATGCAGATGTTTCTGTTACAGGAAGTCAATTAACTGCATCGATTGGAGATGTAGATGCAGTTACTAAAGCAGAGGTAACAGGGCAAGAATTATCTAGTAGTATTGGTTCAGTAACCATTACAGCTAATTCAGATATTAATTTAACTGGTATTTCAATGACATCTAGTATTGGAACAGTTAATGTTACGGCTTGGCGAGAGATAGATCCAGGTGTTTCTAACGTGTGGACTGAAGTTGATTTAGCAGCTTAAAAAATGTATAATATTACAATAGGAATTTAATATGCCATCATCTTATACTACTACACTTGGAATAGAACTAATGGTCACAGGAGAAAAATCTGGGACTTGGGGTGACATTACAAATACCAATCTAAATATTGTAGAACAAAGTCAAGGATATCTTAATAAATCTATAGCAGGTGGTGCACAGACAACTGCATTAACAATTACAGATGGATCTACTTCTACTTCAGATGCAAGAAATTTAATTATAGAATTATCAGGAACTATAACTGGAAATCAAATAGTTACTGTTCCAGACGGAATTGAAAAATCATATATTGTTAATAATAATACTTCAGGAGCCTTTACCGTACAATTTAAAACTGCTTCTGGTACAGGATCTACTTTTGCTACTACTGATAAAGGAATTAAAATTGTTTACAGTGATGGAACTAATATTGTAGAGGCTTCAAGCACTACTTTAGGTAATATTACAACTGGAACTATAGCTTCTGGAGCAATCACAGCAACAGGACATATACTTCCTGGTGCAAATGACACTTATGATTTAGGAGCTTCTGGTAATGTCTGGAGAAATTTATATACAGGGGACTTACATTTATCTAATCAGGCTAAAAATGAAGGAAATATTGTGGATGGAACTAAAGGAAGCTGGACTTTACAAGAGGGTAAAGACGATATATTTTTAATAAATAATAATTCTAATGAAAAATTTAAAATAAAATTAGAAAAAGTAAAAGGAGATTTATAATGGGAGTAGTATCGTGCGGAACTACAATGTTAGACCAAGGAGTTTTTAATAATATAGGAGCGGTCACTTGGGACACTACAGCTAAAACTGCAGGGTTTACTGCTGTAAGTGGTAATGGTTATTTTGTAAACACAACTTCTGGAGCAATTACAGTAACACTTCCAAGTTCACCAGCTGCAGGAGCTATTGTTGGTATAAAAGATTATGCAAACACTGCTGATACTAATAATATTACAATTGGTAGAAATGGATCTAATATTCAAGGAACTGCTGCTGATTTTATAATTAATACAGAAGGTAGATCAGTATTATTAGTTTATGTAGATGCAACAAAAGGTTGGTTGGTTACATCTGCATCTCAAGCAAGTGATATTGTAAATCCAGTATTTACAATAGCAACAGGTGGTACTATTACTACTTGCGGAGATTTTAAAATTCATACTTTTACAGGACCAGGAACATTTACTGTTACTGCAGTTGGTAATGCTCCAACTGTTCCAGCAGGTGGTCCTAGTAATGTAGATTATTTAGTAGTAGCGGGCGGTGGTTCTGGTGGAATTAGGCAAGGAGGCGGTGGTGGAGCAGGAGGTTATAGAACATCTTTCCCAAGTCCTGCAGGAGTAATTCCAGTTTCAGCAACAAGTTTTCCAATTACAGTAGGTGCTGGTGGTCCTGGATTAGGACCAGGAGGTGGTGGACAAACTAATGGTGCTGATGGTTCTAATTCAGTTTTTTCAACAATAACATCTACTGGCGGAGGCGGTGGAGGTAGTTCACCTTCCGCAACAGCTAGAACAGGTGGTTCTGGCGGTGGAGGAGGAGCAAACGTTGGTAATAACAATGGTGCTGCAGGTAATACCCCTCCTGTTAGTCCTCCACAAGGAAATCCTGGTGGTAATGCAACTTTCCCTGGAACTGGTGGCGGTGGTGGAGCTTCTGCTGCTGGATCTAATCCTCCTGGAAATGGTGGAGCAGGGTCTCCAAATAGTATTACAGGATCAGCAGTTACATATGCTGGAGGTGGAGGAGGAAGTAATTATAGTACAACAGGTGGAACAGGTGGAGCAGGTGGTGGAGGTGATGGAGGTGGTCCAGGTTCAAATGGGTGTGCTGGAACAGCTAATACTGGAGGTGGTGGTGGAGGTAGATCTTCTTGTAGTGGTTGTTGTGCAGCAGGATCAGGTGGTTCAGGAATTGTAATTATTAGGTACAAATTTCAGTAGGTGAATAATGGGTATTAATTCATGCGGAACAACTTTAATAGATAATGGTACTTTTAAAAATATAGGTGCTATAACTTGGGATACAACTGCAAAGACAGCAGGTTTTACGGCAGTTGCAGGAAACGGATATTTCGTAAATACTACTTCAGGACAAATTACAGTTACATTACCTTCCTCTCCAACTGCAGGTGATGCAGTAGCAATTGCTGATTATGCTAATACTGCTGATACAAATAAAATTATTATTGATCCTAATGGAAATAATATTCAAGGATCTGCTTCAAATTTTGACCTCAATACTGAGGGAGGAACTATCTTATTAGTTTATGTAGATGCAACACAAGGTTGGTTATCAGTAGATAGCGCAGTAGCAAGTGATATTTCACAAGCTGCAACTTTTATAACAGCTACTGGTGGAACTATTACAACTTGTGGCGATTACAAAATTCACACATTTACATCACCAGGTACTTTTTGTGTTTCATCTTTAGGTAATCCTGCAGGTGGACCTAATAATGTTTATTGGCAAGTAGTCGCTGGTGGAGGCGGCGGTGGTGGTAAAGGACAAGAAGATGTTGGCGGAGCAGGTGGCGGTGGAGCAGGAGGTTATAGAACTAATTTTCCAGGACCTGCACCAGGAGGTTTTCCTATATCTGCTAGTCCATATCCAATATCAATTGGTGGAGGTGGAGCAGGAGGACCAAATACACCAGGCCCATCAGGTTCTCCAACTAGACAAGGAAGTAATGGTTCAAATTCAGTTTTTGCATGTAAAACATCTACTGGTGGTGGCGGTGGAGGAAATTCTGGAGGAGCTCCTCCAGGAGGACAAAACGGTGGCTCAGGTGGTGGAGGTGGTCCAGGTATAGGTACAGGTAATACTCCTCCCGTTAGTCCCCCACAAGGTAATAATGGTGGATCAAAAAATGATAACAGAGGCGGTGGCGGTGGTGGAGCAGGCGCTGTTGGAACAAACGGATCTACTCCTCAAGCAGGTCCTGGTGGTGCAGGTTTAGCAAATTCTATTACAGGCTCTCCTATTACAAGAGGAGGTGGAGGTGGAGGTGGTTTATATACAACTCCAGGAAGTGCACCTGCTGCAGGTGGTTTAGGTGGTGCAGGTGGTGGAGGTGCTGGAGCTATTGATGCTAATGCTACTTCTGGAACAGCTAATACTGGTGGTGGCGGTGGCGGAGTTGGTGGACCAAGCACAGGTACAGCATATTCTGGTGGTTCAGGTGGATCAGGTATAGTTATTATTAGGTACAAATATCAATAAGATTAATGTATTTACTAATTAAAAAATAAATTGTATAATAGGAGTTAATTATGGCACATTTCGCAAAACTAGGAGCAAACGGAAAAGTTATTCAAGTATTAACACTTGATAATAAAGATATGCTTAATGCTGACGGAGTTGAAGACGAAACAGTAGGTCAACAATATTTAGAACAACACAATAATTGGCCTGCACAAATGTGGATTCAAACATCTTATAATACATCTAATAATCAACATAAATTAGGTAAAACTCCATTTAGAGGAAACTATGCAGGTATTGGTTATACTTGGGATGAAGATGATCAAATTTTCTGGCCTAAAAAACCATATGCTTCATGGGTAAAAAATAATTCAGAAGCTAGATGGCAATCTCCAATCGGTGATGCACCTACTTTAACTCAAGAACAAGAAGATCAAAATACAGCTAATACTCACAGATGGTATTACGCTTGGAATGAAGAAAACCAAACCTGGGATTTGACAAACAGTCTAGCATAATATATATCTTTTGTTGGTATGCAAAAGAAAGTTTTAACAGAGCAAGCATTATATTACGGTGATGTTTCAATGCCAAAAGGTTTTGAAATAAATGCTTTAGAATTATCACAATCAATTTTTAAATCTTTTTATAATAAAAAAGATTTTACTTTTTCAAGAGATTTTGACAAATTAAATACTTATATTAGAGAATATGTAAATCTTAACTATGGTATAAATTTAGTTAATAAAAAAAGCTGGGGAACTGTTTATATTCCAAATGAAAAAACAGAACCTTTATTACATATTGATCCTGTAGATTTAAAAAACTCACCTGATTATATATGTCTATATGGAATCAATACGATTGATTGTATGATTAAAATTTTTTATGATGATAATAGAAGAAAGGGAAGGTCATGGGATGTAGAGTTGAAAGATAATATGTTTATTATGTTTCCATCAACAAATATGTATTATATAAATAACAAACAGAAAGAATCTTTGAACTTTGTTCAAACTATAACTTATGAATACATTTAAACCTCTCATAGCTCAAACAGCACCATTTTCTCATTTAGCCTCATTGAAAGAATTACAATCTAATAGATTAAAAGATGATTATGTAGAACATCCCGATGATTTAAAATATCAAGAAGTTGAAAAGGCTGTGTTAGAAGAAGGATTATTAAATCCAATTCGTGTTAGAAGAACAGATATGGTTATTATTACAGGTAATCAAAGATCTTGGTTTGCAAAAAAACATGGGTACACACATATATCTGCGGAGTTTGTAGAATGAATATATCTAATTATTACTGGTATTTTACTTCAGTAATACCACCAAAACTATGTGATGACATTATTAAATATGGTTTATCACATTCTGAATCTTTAGCTAGAACAGGTGGTTATGGAGATAGAGAACTTACCAAAGATGAAATTAGAGATATGAAAAGAAAAAGAAATTCAGATTTAGTATGGCTCAATGATCCATGGATATATAAAGAACTTCACCCATACATTCATCAAGCAAATAGAAATGCAGGATGGAATTTTGAATGGGATCGATCAGAGTCTTGTCAATTTACAAAATATAAGTTAAACCAATATTATGATTGGCATTGTGATGGTTGGGATAAGCCTTACGACAAACCTAATACTCAAGAACACGGTAAAATTAGAAAGATTTCGATGACTTGTCAATTAACAGATGGGTCCGAATATGAAGGAGGTGAATTAGAATTTGATTTTAGAAATTATGAACCTCATATGAGAGAAGAAGCTAAACATTTGAAACAAGCAAAAGAAATATTACCTAAAGGATCTATTATTGTATTTCCTTCATTTGTATGGCATAGAGTTAAACCTGTAACGAAAGGAGTAAGATATTCATTGGTGATGTGGAACCTTGGATATCCATTTAAATAAAATGCAAATAACAGAATATTTTAAAACACCAATATGGATTGAAGACAAACCAGAGTTTGTTAAATCCTTAAACAAAGCATCTAATCAATATATTAAAGATGCTAAAAAAAGAGAAAAAGAATTTATTAAAAAGCATGGTGACTTTGGAAGAAGTTATCATTCAACACCACTTACGATGGATAATAACTTTTTAGATTTTAGAAACTATGTAGGTCAAAAGTCTTGGGAGTTTTTAGATTGGTGTGGTTTTGATATGCAACAGTACACAACTATGTTTAGTGAGTTATGGGTACAAGAGTTTGCTAAAAATGGTGGTGGTCATCATTCAGCTCATATTCATTGGAATCAACA